GGGGGAATATTATATATCAAAAATAATCGTACATCTGCAAGTGATGCAGCGGTCGCAAGTCTGGCAGGCAAATTTACAATAACTTATGTTTAAGGAGGGAATAAAAATGTCATATTTTTTAGTTTTTGATACCGAAACCATTGCAAATGAAACAATGGCAGGAATATCCGCATTAATACATGGTCGTACTTGGGATACCCCAATTTATAATGTATATGTGGATAAGTGGTGGGCAGAATCACCACAAGATCAGACACCACCACGTTTCCCACAAACTTGGGATCTATGCGCAGAGTTTAGGCAGGATTTGGAAGAAACTTGGTTTCAGAATCCGAACCCAGAAGACCCACCAGAATATCCATAGTTTATGAAAAAAAAAAGATTTAAAATTCCCATTGATTTTTAATGGAAAGTATTATATAATATAATTAAGGATTTTTATTTTCTATTTCATAAATGTGCATTACATTTGTTTTATATTTTTCATTGACTTGACTTCCTATTGAGAGGAGATTATTGTATGGATATCGAGATTGCAAGGCACATTAAAACATGCCCAATATGTAAGTTGAAGTGCCTTGATGAGCTGAATGGTGCTCTGTGTGAAGGCGTTTCAGAAATGCAAGTGTATAAAGTGTTTTTAGCATCCACCAGTATTACTATGACACAATTGTACGCACATAAAACGAAACTACCATTACTCGTATCTGATAATCTTCTAAGCATAATTATCACAAAATGGCAAGCGTATCAAGCGGATAACAGTTTTGAAGTAACAAGTCTTGAAAAACAAATTGCTGAAAAAGCAATTAGCATGAAAGAAACAAAGGATTTAGTAGCTAGTGTAATATGGGAAGAAGCAATACCAGTAGCACTTAATAGATTAATTGAATTAGTTGCAAATCAAACTATCAAGGCCATTGATTTATCTCGCATTGTAGAGTTGCTCATCAGATGTGGCATATCTATCTCACCTGAAACGTCACAACAGACTCTTGCGGATATTAGAAAAACCAAGTTCCCTAGCGGAAGTTCGGCAATATCAATGGATACTACATTATCGAATTTGATTAATTTGAATGAAAGAATTCAAAGTGCAGGTAGTTAAAAAACATATTTCTTTACCAGACACTTATTTGCTTAAACCTAGTGCAGATTTATTTAGAGATCAATTAGAAAATATGACATCTGAGCAAAGAAGACTTGTTACATTGCAAAATCCAGTTTTGTTTGGGGAGTACTATATTAAACCTTATACACGCAAGTGGAATACTGAGACTGCTGATCATCAGTATCTTATGTTAGAGAAGATGATGGAGCATAAGCACATAGTAATACATGTGCCTATTGAGCATGCTAAGAGTACTTGGTTTTCATTAGTGGTACCTTTGTGGCTAATGTGTAGGGATAGAAATACTCAAGGTGCAATTATTTCAAATACATCAAGACAAGCAGAAGGTTTTTTAGCAAGTATTAAATGGCACATTGAACATAACTTTAGATTCAAAGCAGATTTCGGAGATTTAATTAGACCTAAAGTTAAAGGTAAATGGACAGAAAGTCAAATTATGATTGAACGTGATGAAGAACAACAGTCAAAAGATCCAACAATTTTAGCAATTGGTGTTGGATGTGCGCTATTAGGTGCAAGACTTGATTGGGTAATAGCGGATGATATTTTAGATTTATCAAATACACAATCTGAAATTTTAAGGAAAAAAGTTGAAGATTGGTGGATGGAAATTGTTGATTCAAGAATAGTTGAAGATGGTCGGAAAATAGTTTTAGGAACTCTTCAGCATATTAAAGATTTATTGTGTCACTTAAGTGATTTAGAAGATTTTTATTATATACACTTGTGTGCACTTGATGAAAATATGAATAGTTTATGGCCAAATCTTTGGTCTGTTGATAGAATATTAGATAAAAAAAGAACAATGGGTACTATAAGATGGAAAAAGTGTTTGCAGAATGATCGGAAGAGTGCAAGTGCAAGAATGCTTGATGTGAATTGGCTAAATTATTGGACAACTATTTTACCTTTGAATAGATTACGTATTTTTATTGGAGTTGATCCAGCTATATGCGATGATAGAACAACTGCAGAAAGCAAGCAGCAAGATAAATTTGGATTAGTTGTTGTTGCTTGGGATGGGTATAAAGCATATTTAATTGAAGAGTATGCTGAGTGGCTAACTTTTCCACAACAATTGAAATTAATTGCTCAGTATAATGAAAAATATGCTCCATTTAAGATAGGTATTGAGAGTGTTCAATTTCAAAAAGCACTTGCTCAACAAGCACAATTGCTTAGAGGATTGCCTCCAGTGATACCTGTACCTGTTGGTACTCAATCTAAGGCAACTCGAATTGAGGCATTTAGTGTGTATGTTGAAAATAAAACATTTTGGATCAATGCAAAGCATCAGTTGTTTGTAGAAGAGTGGATAGATTTTGAGCCAGGATGCAAGAGTCCAAATATTTTAGATGCATGCGTTGTTGCTATGATAATGATAAAAGCATGTGGCCATATTAGAGATGTAAAATTTGTAACAAATAATATTGCGCAAGCAGATTGGTAGGAGAGTTTAAAATGAACAAAGAAATTATGGAAAAATTAAGATTGATGAAAGAAATTGATAATTTAAATGGTGTAATAACTTATATGCAACCTAACAAAAAGCAAAATTTTGTACTGCAATATATGAAAAAGATTAAAAATGACTTATTTGCTGAAGCACAAGAGATTGCTAAAAAAGAATTACAAGCAACTCAATGTACCTTAGAAAGTACAGTTGTAGATATGGATGAAAAACATAAGCAAGTAACTATAGATGATATTCTTACAAAACATGATACAATTGGAATAAAGAAAGTTAGTATTTAAGGGGTGATTTAAATGTCAGTAACAGCATACATGTATGGAAAAGCAATTCAAGCAATTTTAAGTAAAAAGATTGATTGGGTAAACGATGCTATTAAAGTAGCTCTTTGTGATAGCGGATATGTACCTGATCAAGATGTACATGACTACTTTAATGACATCACACATGAGTTAGCAAATGGAAATGGATATGCATCTGGAGGTGCTTTGTTACCTACACCAACACTTGGATACGCAAGTTTGACAAATGTGACTAAATTGAGTGGAAGTTCTGTTGTGTGGTCTGCTCCATCAACGTTTACTGCAAGGTATGCGATCATATATAATAGCACTCCAGGAAGTGATGCAACAAATCCACTAATTGGATATGTTGATTTTGGAGAAGATAAACCATGCGTTACTGGAACATTTACTATTACTTGGAATGCTGCAGGAATATTTACCTTTACAGTTTAAATTAAGGAGTTGAGATTATGCCATCACTAAACTTACAACCAGATGCTACTATAGGAAAAGATACATATGTAGATGCTGCAACAAATTATGGCACTGCAACATATATGTATGCTGGTCATGGAAGTGCTCGTAAGTTAAGTGCATATCTTGAGTTTGATTTAAGTAGCATTATTGGAATAGGTGCAATTATTGATACTGCAGTATTGAGTCTATATAGGCACTATTATGGAAGTAATGTGACGCTATATGTAAAAGCTTGTACTAGTAGTTGGACTGAATTAGGCTTAGTTTTAGCAAATAGCCCAACACTAGATGCTACAAAGTATGATGAACATGCATTAGGAACAGGATATGATGATTGGCCTTCATGGAACATAAAAGATTTAGTACAAAGAATAGCTAGTGGTTCTTTATCAAACTATGGCTTTACTATTCAAGGAGACTCTGTTGCAGATTTAAAAGAGTATTTTAGAACATCTGATTACACAAATACGCCATATCGTCCAAAATTAGATATAACATATCATACGGTAGTTAATTCTACGCTTGAATCTCCAGTAACAAATATTTCAGTAGAAGCAAAAGCGCCTAGTGTTTCGGTCGACGTAAGTATTTCATGTTCCCTAGCGGATATTGGCGTAAATGCATTAGTACCTGTTGTTGAAAATATAAGTTACGCTACTGAAAAAACCTTTAGTGTTTCAAGAAAAATGAATTTTCAAACTGCAGAGCGTAATTTAAGTTTTGTAGTATCTGATAAGAGGAAGTGATATTTGATGGATGTGTTTTATAAACAGCCTAGTGAAGCGTTTGCAATTAGCTTAGATTTTACAAATACGCTTTCTACAACTGAAACAATTTCAAGTTATATTGTTGTTGCTATTTTAGCAGGAGCAGTTGTTACAAGTACTGTAATTGCAAGTAGTACAAATACAACTAAAACAGTATTAATAAGAGTTCAAGCTGGAACAACGGATTGTAATTATAAAATAACTACAATGATTGTAACTAGCTTAGGAAATATTTTTGAACATGATATAATGATGAAAGTACATGAAATTTAAGGGGGTTTTATTATGAATTATGGTGAAATAGTTAGAAGTGATAATTTACAGATAGGTACAATTGCATTTAGTCCTTGGTATAATGATTCAGAGGGTATTAAAGATGCGTTGTTTATGATACAAAATGATCAAATGTGCGATATTATTTTATATAGAAGAGATGATGAATTAAAAGAAGATGTTGGTACAGTAATATTTGCGCTTCCTGTTGGGGTAGTTGGTCAATATACTTCACATCAAATGAATCAGAGAGTTGGATATTCATTTAGAGTTGGGGTAAGAAATACTGGAGGTGCTATTATGAATAATTTAAAACTTAGGTGTCAATTATTTTCAGATTAATTAGTAAAATATGTGTAAGGAGGTGAGTTAATGGCTGCAATGCAAGGAGAATTAGGGTCAACAGGTCGAAGTTGGAGTAGTATATTTCAATACGCATTAACAACTGATGAGTATTTGCAAAAAATGACTTGGCCTAATGATATAGCAGTGTATTCAAAAATGAGTAGAAGTGATGCTCAAATAAAGGCAATGCTATTATTGCTTGAGTTACCTATTAGATCAACTGCTTGGTTCTTAAAACCAGCAGATGATAGTGCACAAGCAAAGAAAAATGCTGATTTTATAGAAGATGCGTTGTTTACAGGACCTCCAACAGGAATGCAATTTCATTTCGAAGATTTCATAAAGAATGCTTGCTCAATGTTTACGTATGGGCATGCTGTATTTGAGAAAGTGTTTGAAGTAAAAGATAGTTTTCTTAAGTGGAAAAAGTTTGCTATTAGGCCAGTAAGTACAATTTATGATTTATTGTATAATGAAGTTGGAGATTTATCAAGCATACAGCAGTACAATATTCAACAAGGGTGGCAAATAATTGATATTCCTTTGGAAAAAGCAATAATATTTTCTCATGATATTCAAGAT